CAAGGTAGAGATCACGGACGATGATGTGTTGAGGATCGATCAGGCCAAACGACCATTCAGCCACTTCGGTATCGTTGGTCATGTTGATCGATGTCCATGCGATTTGGCGACGGTCGCTCCATGTCCAATTGATGACGCTTGAAACATATCCTTCGAGAGCGTTTGGATGAGTCGCCAATGCGGCCACACAATCGCGAGACCCTGCAGAAGATGAGGTCACATCGACAGGAGCAATAGCGAACTTTGTCACCCTCCAAGCATCGTTGAAATTGCCGTCATCAACAATGAGTTCCACTGCACCATCGTATTGGAAGGTTCTGGTCACGCCACGAAGGACACGCCTGTCTTTCATCGCTTCTTCCTCCTGGTCTTCTTCTTGTCGCCAGCAAGGTCATGAGCGGCTTTGACCGCTTGCTTGAAGCCTCCAGCCTTCCAATTACCGTTTTTGAGTTTGTATCGAGGAGCGACCTTTCTGAACGCGGCCTTGTATTTTCGGTTATACGCGGAAACCTTGCGCTTGGCTTTCGTAACGATCACGGGCGCTGAATCTTCAACGCGTTCTCCGACCTCGTTTCCTATCGACATCGCCAGCGAAGGAGACATGCCCCTATCAATGAGCAATTGACGCAGAATGTTGCAGGTAGCGCACAATGAGTTCACCTCATTGTTGGCTCAATGCAAGGCTCATGGCTTTGGCTTGGCTCATCTTCTCAACGGTGGCTTCGATCACGATGGAGACATACACAGGTTCTGCAAAGCCAGTGTTGGCAGCCCCTCCGAGGTAAATGGACTCCGTGGCAACCAAGTACCCATTCGTGTAGAGTTGGGGGGCGATGTCAAAAGAGTTTGAAGACGATGCGGCCAACGGAGACGTTGTGATTGAGGGAGTGTATGCTTCCATCTTGCCTGAAGCCACAATGGAGCGGTCTGAGGGAAGAACGATGTCGCCTTGACTCTGAGTGGTGAGTTGGAATTGAGCGACGGCGGCAGTGTTTGCTGCGGTCATTGAGAGAGCGCGTCCGTTTTCGTCGGTGAAGGCGACATCCACACGGTGTACCTTGAGGATGCTCTGGTTCAAGGCATCCACATATGAGCCAAGTTCTACGGCCCGCTGGGTGAAGGTGTTTGTATTTCCAATGTTTAGGGTTGCTCTGATAAAGAAGGACTCAGCCATGAGGGTGGCTAAACGCGCCACGCTATATGAACAGCACCTAATCTTCCCTATTCGATGTCACGCCGTCGCGCCTAAATACGGCGACCCCCGCAGGGGCTAACATGGGGGGCCGACAGGCTGTCGCCTAGACCGACATACACACACCTACAGGGGGTTTGGGGTTTCCGTGGATTTCCGTAGGATTCATAACCTACCTACTATGTCGGAGATACCATGGGGAGACAACATACCACATGGATTTCGGACGAAACTTGGACAAAATTGGAGAACATCAAGGGCGATTCGGTGTCGGAAAAGATTCGAAACGCCATCGAACAGGCCGATCCTGATCGAGAGATGGTCATCAACGCCGAGATGCGACGGTTGAAGCGTCTCGTTGAGGCCATGAAGCGCATTAACACCCTCGCGATTACACCATGGGAGGAAATGACCCCGCACGAAATTGTCGGACGCATCGAGGGCGTTCTGGACGGCGTTGAGTTTTGCTGGAGGGATTGAATGAACTGCGATCTGTGTCGGGAACTTATTCCCTTTTCTGCCCAATCGTTCTACAAACTCATCATTACTGAGGACACAAGCGATGGCGATGGTGCTGAAGAATACGACTTTTGCACTTGGCGTTGTCTGAAGCATTGGGTGATTGGTTGAAAGTTCGTTGCGCGATGTGCGGCTTCGAAGGAGAAGTTGGCCGTACGCGGTTGAACCTCATGCCGATACAGGCGTTTTTCACTGGGGCCCGAAGAGAAACCGAAATCGATGTTTGGATTTGTGATACTCACAAATAAGGGATCATTGAGATAGCAAGGCGGACAGTTTCAAAACCACCGACGAGACCGAGAGTAAGAAACGAGACGAGGACATTCAGACGAACCAATCCTTCAAGGTTTGACTCCTTGGCCTCTCGTCGTTCCTCGCGTTCCATCAACCATTGAGCAAACCGTTGAGTTCGATTTTTTGCAGCTGCATTTTCAATTTCAGTTTCGGTTTCAATTGACATCTTGTGCGACCTCCTGAACGAGCGCCATCACGGCTTGATTGTCATTGAGCGTGACTCGCTCAAGTTCGATGAAATAGTTGAACTCGGTTGTGCCTGTTGCACTTTGGGCAGACAAACCAAGGTAGAGATCACGGACGATGATGTGTTGAGGATCGATCAGGCCAAACGACCATTCAGCCACTTCGGTATCGTTGGTCATGTTGATCGATGTCCATGCGATTTGGCGACGGTCGCTCCATG